TAAAGAAGCGGTAGCTGCAAGTGCTGCCGGTACATATTCCAGCATTACGGCAAATGATAAATTGACAACAACAATTATTTCCCGCGCTAAACGTAAAGCAATGATGCATGCGCCAAAAGTGCAACCGATTAAAGTTGACGGCATGGATAAATACATTATGCTTATTCACCCATGGGCGGCACGTGATTTAAAAGATGATCCAAAATGGTTGGCAGCACAACAAAACGCAAATGTTCGCGGTTCTAAAAACCCTATCTTTACAGGCGCATTAGGAGAATACGACGGCGTTATTCTTTACGAATATGAACGCGTATTATGCGATAACACAGGCGCATCTAGTGCGAATGTATGCCATAACTTATTATTGGGTAAACAAGCAGCATGTTTCGCAGTAGCAAGACCAGCTAAACACATTGAACAAACAGACGATTACGGCAACATCGCCGGTAATGGTATTGCGTTCTATGGCGAAGTCAAAAAAACAAAATTCAATAATAAAGACTACGGCTCTATTCAAGTATTAACTGGTGGCGTTGTAGAAAGCTAATTTTTGAATTATGGGCGGGGTAATACCCGCCTTTATTCTTATATGGGGTGAATATGAACGTAAAACAAGTTATCAATAGGGCGTTCATGCAAATAGGCGATACACCACAGGAACAATATACACCATATCATTTACTGGAATATTACAACGAAGGCAATCACCTATTAAATGCCCTTATCGGTCAGTACTGCCCTAGTTTGGCACAGGCGACTCACGAAGATAACGGCACCGGACGGATTACGCTGCCCGGTCAATGTATCAGCGTGTTAAATGTTAAAGCCGATGATGCGGACGTACAGGCCTATCATGTATTGAATTTACAAACGATAGTATTTGATGCAGATCATGAGCAGAAAATAACCGTTGATTATATAATGACTGCTGGCTATAAGAAGCTGGAAGATGAAAGCGGACTACCGGCAGAATTAGAAACATTACTTGTTGATTACATCGTTTATAGGGTTATGAACCTTGATATTTCCGGCGTAACGGCGAATATGGTTAATGCGTTGCAATCAATTAATAATGGTTTAGGCAATAATGAAAGCGTAATAGCGGAAGGGTACTGGGATTATGGTAGTAAGCGAATTGATTACGCTGGTTAATGTAGAGTCTAACGAAATATTAGATGAACAGTTGGAGTATATCCAATACATTAACGCAGCTATTGACTGGCTAACTACTATTCTAGTTAGCATTAAAGACCGCGAAGTAGTTAAGAATACTGATATACCGAATTTGAAAGCGGTTCCGTCAGATTTTATGGGGTTCGTTCCTAAGAGTGGTTATCCTATCCGCATCATTAATGGAACATTTGAAACCTATGACGGGGAAACGGTAAATCAAGTGTTTTATAGCGTACGGAAAAATCACGTTGACGAAATGAACGATACTATTCCGTTTTCTGAATTCTTTCACCAGTATTTAGTGCAGCTTATATCTTTCATGGTTAAAAAGAAATCACTTATGACTGATTACGCTGCTTATGATAAACAATTCATTGACTACATCACGGAACAGATTAAGGCGGCAAGAGGTATAGCATAATGGGCGTTAAACAGGTGGCAACTACAAACGGGTTCCGGCTGGGCCTTGATTGGAGCAACCCGCCGGAAAATATCGATGTGCAAGCGCTAACACAGGCGCAACAATGCGAATTCGATAGAACAGATAATGCACTCCGCACCGTTTCGGGTATTCGTATATTGTATGATTTTGGACTACCAGTAGAAACGCTCTATCATGATGTGTACCGTAATAAGTGGTACTTTTCTAGTGGCCGAAATTTGTATGAAACAGATTTCAGTAGTAACAAACTATTAGGCACATTAAATGGTACCGAACGGCCAAAATATCATGCGTTTGGCGGTGATATTCTTATTGCCAGCGGTGATAAACTGCAAGCCATTTCCGGTAGTGGTAAATTATCCACTATTGAAAGTCCGGCATGTGATATAGTATCAAGTCATTCCGGGCGTGTACTGATTGCATCGACTCATTCGCATCGGTTGAATTGGTCGGCAGTTGGCGACTACAACGCATGGAACCATAACA